CGAACATTGCTATCAGCGGTTAGAAGCCAGAAGTCATTTCCCTTAGAAGCCCTTACGACATCTGCCTTACGCTCAAACCACGAGCGCCCCTTCCACATGTTCTTTGCAAAGTTCTCTCCTGCACTGCCAGCATTCAAAAGTGTATCTGTTGCACTAAATCCAAAGTACTGATTAAGCATTGCCATGTCCTGAGCAAACTTCAACTCTGGTCGTTCGGCGACAGAAAGATCCTGAACAATCTTGACTGCATCAAGACGAATCTTTTTCCCATTATGCATCACGTCATAGTATCGCTGCGTTCCAAATCGGATATCCCTGTTTCCAACCTTGATCTTCCATTCTGGGAAAACACCGCGTAGTCCATTAAAGAACTTTGACTCTACGAGTTCCTGACCTTGGAAGATTGGATTTAGTTCAAACTTCAACTTAGGATATAGGTGATCTGTCCATGTAACGAGCCACTTCTTTACCGTCGCGTTAAGTACTGGTTGCGCACGCAGTGCCTGCTTAAACGCACCGCTTGCATATTGAGCAGCACCCACAACCTCAAGGTCGCCTTTTGCTGCGTAGTAAATCATATCCTCAAAGTCTCCCTTGTGTACCATTGCCCTGAACTCTTGCAGCGCATCAGCACCTCGTTGAGCGACACGATCTTCAATAAACTTCACAAACTCTACTGCATCCTTATCACCATTCCCAGATAGTGCAAGTGCAACTGTTCGTAGTGATCCTCGCTTCTCAAATGCGTAGTCCATCATGGATCGGTGAATGTCTGCGATAATGTTCATGCTCAGTGTCTTAGACGTACCGCTTGCAAGTCGGGTTGCGGCGTACTCGTTCATGCGGTCAAGGGTATTCTGCATTGTCTTAAGCGTTGATCGGTCAGAGAACATGGCATCAACAAACTTGCCCATCTTCGTACGATCCCCGATCACTACATCCATACCATCATCTGTTAGTGGAACCCAGACTGATACCTTAGGCTTAATTGCAGATCGTGATCCCTTCTGTAGCACGTCTGGCTTTGGAAGTGAAACTACTCCTTCTGGCTCAAGGATTAAGCGATAGCCAAGGCGCTCAGTATCATTAACCAACTTCTGGTACTCTGGCACATCCTCAAGCACGTTAGTAAACTTAACTGGTACTTCTTCTGCCAAGTCTGTGAGCGAGTTAATCTTATTCATAAATGAATTCATGACATTATCATCAACAGTAATTTTTCCAGTTCCTACCTGAGCAAACTCAGCAGCCATGTTGTCAAAGTCTTCAATGGCGTTTGCGATAATTGCACGCTTCTGATTAATATCATCAGTCTCTTCCAGTGCCTTAAGGATGCGCGCTTTGTCCTGCATCGTCATTGTTCGTGCGCCAACTACGCTCATCCTTCCGACCTGTGCGCGCACAAGTGGTCGGAACTTTCGGTCAACATTACGCAAGAATGCAGTTGTATCTGACATGCGTCGGAGTGCCTTAAGATTTCCAGACAGTTCCCGCGCAGCATATCCAAGATGCATAAAGTTTGCTGCGCTTACTGCTTGAATTGCAACACGTCGGCGATTTGCAGCCTTTGCTGATTCCTGAATTCCAATGGCAGCCTCGCCAAGAAGTTCATCAAACAATCGGTATGCGTCGTCGCGCCCAAGCATGAATGACAACTTCTCAGCGAAGTGGGACTTGGCTGCAAGTTCTCCCTTGTCAACAATGATTGCAGCCTGTCGTCCTTCATAGACAAGGATGTCATCAACTTCGCGATTCACAGATCGGCTATTAACAACAATGCTTTCATCCAAAGCATTAAGCAGACCGCCCTTGCCAATCTTCTCTCCGATCTCTCCAGAAACTGCGCTATCAAGTAATAACTTTCGCTCACCAGCAGCCCAGTCACTTCCCTTACCTTGTGTCATCTTAGAGTCGCGAAGATCAATTAGTCGGTCAAACTCGTCATCAATCTGCGCGTCTGTAAGAATTGCTGCACGTTCGTCTAGGGAGGTTGCGCGTCGGAATTGCTCTCGTGCTGCAGTATCTGCCTTATTTGCTGCATTATTGACAGCAGTAATGCGAGCCTCAATAGCCGACGCATTACGAGTAATAGAATTATTTACAAGATGATTTCCAGCAGCGCCACGAGTTGTGTGTGCGGCAGCAAGTGAGAGCGCATCATCAAATTGATTTCCAACTCCAGCGCTATCAGCAAACGTTGCAATCTTCCTAATGGTGCTTACACCCAGCGAAGCAATGATTGCAGAAGAAGCCTTGCCAAAGATAATCTGAGCAAGTGTCTTCCCAGCACCACCCACCTTATTCCCAATCGTTGAGTATCCCTTTCCTAAAGAACGCCAAACACGGTTCTTAATAAACGCCTCGTCGCTAGTGGTCAATGGCGTACGAGACTTAATATTTCCCATGATGTCCCGCTGCGTATATCCACCCATCTGATGCAGAATATTAGAAGCCCTTCTGGTCCTTTGCCATACCCCTCCAGCCGCTGGCATAATGACATTCATGGGGTCAGCAAAGATTGAAAGGATCAGGTCATGTGCGACTCCACCAGTAACTGCAACGCCGTCTCGGTACATTTCGTCCGCAACTTCGTCAACAGAAAATCCACCACTGTTAATCATGTTAATATACTTCTGATCAATCTTAGAGTCTGGTGTTGCAAGCGATCTTCGCAGTCTCCACTTCCCTACTTCGCTTTGCATAATTCGGTTAGGCGTGTCATAGAAATTGAACAGTGAAGAAATTCCTGTGCCAATGCCGCCAGCAATAGCACCAGGCACTCCAAGGATTCCCTCGTCCTGCTGTGGTTGAAGATTTGGATCATTGCCAAGCAGGTCAAATCCAATCTTTCTGTCCTTATACGTGCCAGCACTGGATGTCCCCGATGTCCCAAGGTCTGGTGCTGGGGCTTGATCTCCTGCGAGATCTAGTTTATCTGGATCTGGTACATAAACCATTTATAGCGAAATCTTACTTGGTGAGTTCCTAAAGAATCCACCACCGCTTTTACTTGTAGTTCCTGACAAATACCCGCCGACTCCCCATGCAGTATCTCGTGTAAAGCCAGTGCCAGTTGGGTCACGTGGAGTTGCGATTTTTGGTGGGGCAGGAGGGTTATATGGCTTTGGAGGCGGAGGAGCAGTTGGCGACGTGCCAGCGGCTGGAGCCGTTGGCAGCGTTGCCTGTGTAAGTAGATATGAACTTACTGGAGTTGTCGGAGTTGTAGCAGCCTGTGTCAGAGGAGTTGCTGGCTTTGCCTCTGGACCAGTCGTCGTGACATACCCACTTGATCCAATACTTCGTGTAGGTTCAGATGGAGTTGGCGCAACTACCCTTGGCTTCCATCCACTAATGCCAGCACCTGAGTCGCTAACACCAGCAGATGCAACCTTAACTTCCTTGGTAATTCCGCTTGTAGGATCCTTAATCTCAAGGTCATTTGTGTCAATAAGACGAAGTGTACTCTTCAAGAACTCTTCTCCATAGACACGACCAATATCAATTACGTTGCCATCGTCATCTGTGGTTGTAACCATGCGACCATACCCTGGCACGTTTGAAACAGTGTATTCACGATTCTTAAACCAGTTTCGGATCCTATCGTCGGTGGCAGATTGATCTTCGCCACCGCCAATTCCAGATCCTTTATCAGTAGTAAACTCTCCATTTCGTACTTCATAAATTGAGAGTACTCGTGTCGTCATATTACTAAATAGTGTCTGAAGATTTGCTGGTACATTAAATCTTGCTGCATCAACTCCGCCAGCAAGAAGTGACTTTAATGACTCAGCAGTATAGCCAGCGGCTGAAAGAGCCTTATTAATAGTATTCGTATCAAAGAATGCCAACGAATTACCATTATTTGTGATTTTACCAGCAATAACTTTTCCATTGACAATAGAGAAGAATCCAATCTTAGACCCCTTTGAATCATACGCTGGTACGATTTGATTAACGACATTCCTTCCGCGCTCATCCTTTGCCATAATTCCAGTCTGATCCCAACTTGGAACTTGGTACGTATTTCCGAATTCATCTTTCCACCCAGAAACCGCTGGCGGCATTGTTGTCTCGTCTCCAAGGACATTCTTGTAGGTAACTAGAGCAGATGAATCTGTCCCATCAGTCCATGCATAAATTTGCGCTGGGGAATCAATAAAGTTTCTCCACTCGGATCCATCAGTAGTATTAACTGGGAAGTTCCCACTTAACTCTCCATAGAAATCCATTCGCTCTTCGTCATAATTACCAGTAGTAAAGAACTTAGATTCAGTAATAAGATTATCGTAGATTGATGACCCGCTACCAATGCTACCTGCAATAGTATTTAGCGTAGTTCCAAATCGCTCATACGCTCGTCGGATTGCAAAGATATCTCCATTAGATGAATCAACGTCCTGCTCCAACTTTTTGCGAGCAGCATCGTACTTGTCCTCAACTGAGAACACGTCTGAATTCTGCACAAACCCAAGCATGCCTTCAGCAATATCCTTAAAGTGATTTGCCCACTCCTTCATGCCGTCTTGCTTGTTTGCATACTTCACCATACTCATGGCAGTATTGTATGCATCCTTAATGTGTCCACCCATAGACGATGTATCAAATGAGATCTTCTGACCATCTTCTCCAACGAATGATCGGTCGCCGCCATTGTTGCGTGCAATTGCATCAAGATAATCATCAAGTTCATCAATCGTTACGACACGAGAAGACATCAAATCCTTCATAGACTTGTAGCCACTAAGGTAATCGCTCTGGCTTCCCTTTAGTACCTTTGCTCCAAACTTATCAATTTGATCAAGAACTGCACCAATCTTATCGTCACCCTTCTGAACCTTTTCACCAGCAACCTTAGCCGCAGCGTTCTTTTCGTAGGTTGCAATGTTTCCCTTAGTTGTGTCCAAGTACTCAAGGATCTTTAGGTACTCATCCGTTTGTAGAACATCATACTTAGACTTTTGCATAAGATCTGCGGCAGATTCGTATGCCTTGAGCATGAGTCGCTCAGACTGAAGTTTGCCAGCATCAGTTGCATCTGATATCTTAGAAGCATCAAACTGTGCTTTCTTAATGATTGTAAATGCACGTGAGATTTCAAGGGTAGGACCGAACTCATCTGCCATATCTGGATTACCAGCAATCACACCCTCAACAAGAGAGACGATGCTATCTGAATTTGCTGCAATGTCAAAGTTAATAACCTTGCCATCTACAGTTACCGACTTACCATCCTGGTACTGAGTAAGCAAAAGGTTAACGTAATTCCTCGTCTGTGTTGCAATAGCCGCAGTAAGAGTTTCTTTCTCAGTTGCTGTGATCGTGGGGTCAGACAATACGTCCTTCATTGTCTTAATTAAAATTGCATAGTCCTTCGTTGCAGCATCTTGAGTTCCAAGAAGTGTAATTGCCTTATTTACACGTCGCGTTCGGTCTTCCTGCCGAATAAGATCAATGTATTCCTTAATGTCATTTGCCGCCTCACTACCAGCGCCAACAGTTGCAAGTAGTGCTTGCAGTTTAGCAACGGCAGTTTCTGCTGTAACAAGTGATCCTTCAAACGTAGTTTCATCACGATATGCCTGGAAGATTCTTCGGATCTTATCGGACAGGATCTGTCGGGCAAGCGAGCCAATGCTGCCGCCGAGAGTATTCCCAGTAATTACCCGACCAAATGATCCGTAAATCTCAGCCATCTATTAGATCCCTTCTGGGGCTTGCCCCATCAATTGTTCAGCGCCAAGCGCTGGACCAGTTCCATTCTGCGGTTGACCTTCTGCAGCGCCAGCAGCATTAAGGGCTTGGTCGTTCTGACCTGGAACCATCTGCTGTGCTGGATTCTGCTGTCGCATAGCATTCATTGCCTGTTCAATTCCTCCACCCTGCTGCTGTTGTCCAGCCTGCTGCATTTGCTGCATCTGCGTAATAACTTGCGTCATTGTAGCAACTGCCGCTGGGTTGAGTGTAGCATCTGTCTGCTCGTCGCGAATAATATCCTTCTCTCCATTTGGATCTTCCACGCCAACGCGATCCATTGCGCGCTCTGCGCTCCAGATGCGGTTCTGTACAAGATTGATCGCGGTGCTTGCAAGTTCCAGTGTATCTCGTGGGGTAAGTTCTGGAGGCGTAATCTCAAGTCGGTACTGACCGTCAAAGATAATCTTAACATCAGCATTCTTCTCTTCCCATACCTGAGCGCTCAACTTCCATACATTCTTGAGCCACTGGTAGAGCAACTTGCGCTTTGGGGCAATGCGCTGCTCATAGTTCGCAATGAGTGAGGCGATAGCGCGGCTTGATCCAAGCACGCCAGACGGAGCAATACCAAGGAGCAACTCGTTAAGACCAGAGATAACCGTCAACTCACGGTCAATGCGTCGGTTGTAATCTTCAATCTGCATCTGCGGAATAAACGGTTGAATCGGCTCAATGCGATTGCCAGCACCAGGAGTTGCAATGCGACCTGGCTTTGGAATTGCGTTAGCAGGTACTTCCTCTGGAGCATCCTGACCAATCAACTGGAACATCTGACCACCAACAATCTGGTGAATAAACTGCGCCTGATTGGTGATTCGCTCGTCCTTTTCGCGCAGCAACTGCTCAATGTCATAGAGTTCTGGCTTACCATATGGCGATCCTGGGATACGACTATTTGTCAGAATAATGTATGGGATCTGACCATTGTATTCTGGATGCTCTTCATCCTTAATAATCTGATTTGCAACGAATACCGCGTTGCGTACCATTGGAGCCTTGCCCTTTCCACGTGGAACTTTGTACCAGTAGTCGTATACCTCAACCTGCATTCGCTCGTAATCCGTCTGCCGTCGCATAAAGTTGCGTTCAAACGAATCTCGGAATAGTGTCGCAAGCGGGTCGCTATGCGTTGAGTTAGTCACATATGGATAGAAGACCTCGCCTTCCTTTGCAGGAATAACATCAACTCCAAACTCCTCCATTGCTGCGGTTGGAGAAATGCCATAGCAGTACAATGCCCAGTCAATGCGCGAGTAATCTGATGCACCATATCCAATCTGTAGATTCTCTGGTGACGAGATAACCTGCACTCGTGGAATTTCTGAAATTGGATCCCAATATACTTTCGCAGCGGTATCACCATAGAGAGCCTTATACAATGCAGCGTCCTCAAGAACAAGATCCATCTCTGTTTCTTCCCACCATCGGAAGAACAACTTCTCTCGTTCTGATGCTACCTGTCGGTCTTCCTTATCTGTGCCGTTAGGTACATAGTTAATAACTGGTCGTACTGCCTGCAGTGATGCTGGAATATTTACATACGATGCGTGTGCGTTAACTGAGACGTGGGCGCGACCAGCAAGGCGAGCGGAGGGGTCGTTCGCCCAGTGGTCAGCGCCGCCGACAGTAAGTGTATTACTGTGGTAGAGATGATCAAACCTTCGGAAAAGATTGCGTCGTCGGTCTGCTTCGGACTGAGTTGACGACTTACGGTTAAGAATTTCAGTATATAGTTTTAGTTGATTATCATAATCTTCTGTACCCTCAAGTGCCGCACGCTTCTTAAGAGAGTCAATACTTGCCTTGTATGTATCTGACAACTTCTGTTCAAAGTATCGTGTCCTTGCACTAGCAATAGTATCTACGCCCTTTGAACCAAGTCGGTTCATTTCAAATACTTGTGGATCAGTTGTGATCTGACCAGCAACAGCCTTGCCTCCGCGAGTTAGCGCTGGATCATTTGTAAAGAGACTAGGACTCTTCTTTGCCATCAGTTCGCTCCAAAGTAATTGAATTCTGCATCAGCGACCGAATCACCTGCAGACCGTACAGCGTAACGAATAGCGACAGCAAGAGCCATGACCGCATCCGTCTCCAGTTTCCTATCATCTAGTTTATACCCCAAGAGTTGTCTCCTCAATTCCAGCCATACTCCTGTACGCGGAAACTTAATCATCTCTTTATCAATAACAGCCTTTAGGTCTGATAGTATTTCAAGTTTCTTAGCCTTAGTCCCAGAGAAGTCTACCTGCCTCAGGGGTCTAATTATACTTAGTTCTTGAGCAAACATCTTACCACCAAATCCTGTACTATCTAATATAGTAGTACAGGTAGCCCCCTGATTATACAACAAGTGGGTTTCACGAAGCATATTTACCACGTTTGTGATGGTCTGACGACCCCCCCTACGCCTAGCACGTACCCCCAACATCTTGCGTTTGTCGGTCATATTGATGGTTACCGACCATGTAGCATCCGAAGAGATACCTGGATCGCAACCTTGGACGTAGCGATTCTTATTGATGGGAGGACTCTCTTGCTCAAGATCGTTAACGAACGCCTTGTCCACCTGCTCGGACGAAAAGTAGGCTTCTCTGGCTTCAATGAAGTATCCGTCAATATTCTGCGGAACAAGATGTTCTACCTGCTGACGGATGATATTGTCAAAATTCTCCTTGGAAAGACCAAACCCAATATTGTCACGCGTAGACATGCGGTAGGAGATGAACTGGGGATCTTTGTCTGGATTGTCGGGATTCCCCATCTCCCAGAGGTCGGCATAGTCGTTGATCCCTTCGGTGGGAGTGGAGATGAAGTGGAGTTGTCCACCAGTGGAGAGTCGTCGCAAGTTGAGGACTTCTTGGTAGATGAGCATGAGGTAGGGGTCAAAGGCAGCCTCGTCAAAGGAGATGCCATGCATGTCCTTACCAAGAAGAGCCTTAGCCTTGTCTTGCGTGGTGCGGAAGTGGATACTTCCTCCGCCGACAGCCTTGTTGAATTGAACCCAAAGGTACTCCCCGCGATACTTCTTATCCAGCGAGGCGATTGGTCCCAACTCCAAGAAAAGCGGACAACCCCTCCCTTTTTGGGCAGGGTGGATCCCTTGGGTAATCATGGAGATCTCCCTAAATACGAGTTCAGCGGTCTCTTGCTGGATTCCAACATGATACCAATCATAGGGAGCGTTGATCCATCGCAACGCATCCACAGCGTCATCGGGCTTCGGAGGCTGGATCCCTAGTTTATAAAACGCTGAATGAAAGATGACAAGCGCCATTGCAAGCGTCTTTCCAGCGCGGTTGCCAGCAGACACGACAGTAGTAAGATAGCGAGGAGACCATCCGTTCTCTGATCGCTCAGAGCATCCAGAAGCCCATCGCCTCTGCCCCTCATTCATCTTTACCCCTAGGAAACGTTCTGCAAAAAATGCGGGATCTGTGCGACCCCTATGCAGATCTCCTAGTAGACTTTGACTTGGTGCTTTGATACTTGGCAAGTAATGCCTGTCCCTTTCTATAAAGTCTTGCTCGTCCAGCGTCGCTTGTCGGTACTGGTTCGCCCCACGCAGCGGCGCTTAACGCCCTCCGCGTTGGCTTTCCATTCGTTCCAACCATTGCTCCAGGCGCTCCAGGTCCAAACATCCTAGATAGGAAAGAACCTTTTCGGCGCATCTTTTCTGGAGTGTCAGCAGCGCCAGTGACACCCTTCTTAATGTTATGACCAGCCGCTCGCAGCGAGGCACGACCCTTGGCGTTGAGTCCGCCCTTAGGGTCTTTGCCAGCCGCTCGCTGCCACGCAGGAGATTTACCCACGTGGCTTTCTCGTCATCTTATTCCAAGGATCAGTTGCAACCTCTGAAACGATATTCCGCTCAATAGGTGCTTGTGTAATTCGTGGTGTGCCGTCCCGAAGTGGCGGATCCCACTTATCAATCCTTGGGTCGCGTTTAGCGACCTTTGCGGGATTTACGAGTTTTCTTGGTCCGAATACCATCTTGACTCTCCTTAAATTCAGGTAGTGGAAGCAACTTATCCACTACACAGGAAATTGCATCTGCTGCTCTTTCCGTTTCAACATCCCAAATTTTCTCAACGATTTCGTACGCCTGACTTCCAAGCGTATGCTCCAATGTGTCTACCACTCTCTCAACACTAGCATAGTGAAGATGCATAAGTTCGTGAGCCAGAATCTGCCGTTGCTTCTCTGGCTTCTCCTTAAACAGATCATTACTGACCCTGATTGTAGCCTCCCATAAATTACTGGAAGCCTCTACATCAGCCCATGAATCATCTGGCGGGAGGTCATCACTTACCTTGACCGTCCACTGCTTGAGGTTGAGGAGCGGCAGCGCATCATTAAGATATGCGCTTACCTGCTCCCTCAACGTCATGGGTTTCTCCTATCGCTTCTTCCTAAGTTCTGCTGCTACCAACTGCGCAATTGCGCTAATCGCTGCACCAGACAGACCGCCAGCAATTCGTGATCGGCGGCTTGCGCCAACCGTACCGCTTGCAAGTCGGGTTCGTGCAGTAGCGGCATCAAGGATGTCTCCAGAGGAGCGAGCCTGACGAGCCTTTCGTGCAATTGCCTTTCGGCTCTGAAGAAGTTTCTCTTCTGCTCGCGTCATGCCAGCAGCCTTGCTTGCCTTTCTTCCCATTGCTTCATACTGACCATTTCGTGGAATGCCACCCTTATTCTTTGCATGGTACTGATCATACAGTGCATCTGCAGTTGCGCGACGCTTGTTCAACTTTGTCTGCGAAACGGAAGGAAGTTTATCCCCAGCCTTCGCATAGGCGTACATCGCTGCAGCATCACGGTCAGTATTGCTGAACTTAGGTGCGCTCTTAGTCGTCAATCCCTGTGACCAAGGGTCGTCTGGGCGAAGTCTTCCTGCGAGATTGGACTCGTAGTTAGAGGTCACACTTCGGCGTGCCTGGATATCGCGCTTGCGATTGCTAATTGCACTACCAGCCTTATAACCAGCAGCAGCACCTGCGCCTACGAGCAGCGGATTAACGCTACCGTCGCTTCTTCGTGGAAGCATCTTCTTTGGACGCTTCAGTGAAATTGGTTTACGCTTTGACTTTGGCATGTTACTTCTTTCCCTTCTTCTTCAACTCTCCACTGAGCCAGCCAGTAGCAAGAGTTGCTACAACTGGAATAATACCTGCAAGCGGCTTACTGCGCGAGGAAACCATTCTTGCGCGCTGAGAAACAATTTCTCCTCGCAATGGCTTTGCGCCACGTACTTTCTTTGACGGCATTGAGTCATACTTCGCTGCAGCAACGTCTTCAATAACATGAATACCCTTATTCTTTAGGGTGCTTCGGTTTGATCCGCTCTGAACATAAGAACTTGGAATC